GTTCATTCACAACATAAACACTAACGACTCCATTTCCTAGACCCTTGTCGGTATACTGGGTCGAGGAATAGACTTCAGTCTGGGAGTGGAAACCGGGACTATAATGTCCTAACAAACTCACTGCCTGTCCATTACCAAATTCTAAAGTGAAGTCATTCTTTTCAGAAATGTCAATCACTTCAAGATAATTAGTATTGTACTCGTTTGTTGAAATGAAGTTTGGATCATAAACAATTTTCACGCGACCTTTATGAAAAGCCGAGGTCACGAATTGAAATCTAAACTTCATTGTACCCGTCCAGTATTTGAATGGCATTGCTGCCATACAAACTGCCGGAAAATGGTAACCTTTTGGTTCCAATGAATCTTCAGCCCAGATAACCGGTGTAACTCTAGAGTTCCACAACAATGTTTCTGGAGCTGTTCCCATTGGCCACGCAAAAGTCGTCAGGTACGATTCACGAGAGGCAATCTCCTTAATGTTAAGCGAATCAGTATTACCCAGCCCAGAAATTCTGGGATCAATGGACAATTCTTGCTTATCATCAACTGTTAACTTTTGTGTCACATCGGGCACATTAGTCACAGCCAAAGAAGATACTGCAGTGGGTCTGTAGGGATCAGGAGCCTTCGTGACAGGGGGACGACAATATCCAAAATGCTTAGCCATCGAAGCTACTGCACCAGCAGCAGTCTCTGTCGCTACTGCAAACGGCTGTATTGGAGGTATAACCTTCAATGCGTTGGCAGCATTCTTGACAGCTGTAGCAGGACCTGATATCGCCCCCTTTGCGTTAGCTTCATCGATCTCATCAGCATAACCACTTTGAGTAGTCAATGATGGTGAGTCCTTAGAAGTCAACACATTGAGTGACACATCTTCTAGCCAAGCAAACACTGAAACAGTGACCTTGTCAGCAGCCCCATTCGCATGCTTCAGACTGTTGATAGCTCTAACATTGAGTTGTCCGAGCTGCTCATAGTCATCATACGAAATCTGCGCGTTATTCTTGAAATAAAAGAACGGGAGAGACATCTCTCCACCAGTCGACAAAGTCGGATTCAAGAACACGTGCGGGAGCTGACTAGCTTGTACTAGATCCTCCTGAATGAAAGCGACGTTACGTGTCAAGTCATCGAAAGCCTGCAATGGCAAGTAACTCGCTAACGCCCTTCCGTACTGGAAACTATTTCCATTAACCACGATCTTCAGTCTAAGTTTTGAACGAAACAAATGATATGTTGTCATTCTATTGAGAACCCTAGGGTTCTTAATATACAAAGACCATGGATCTATGGAAAAATAGAGCAAAGTTCCAGTACCCCATTCCTCCTCATGGATCTTGATTGGTCTCTTGAAGAAATTCCCAAGATCTGCCGTGCTCGAATCCATGAGTTTCCGTGTCGGATCCTCCGCATCCTCCATAGTGTACAGATACGGGTCCGCCTGATCGGAAAACTTAACATTCTCC